AGCGTGTGATTTATTTTGATGCAGGGTTACGTGTATTAGATAGATTGGATTATTTATTAGAATTAGATTGTAAAGATTGTTTTATGGCTCCTGATGATGCTGCGCCTTATGACGAAAAAAAGAGATTTGGTGGAATTATTGAAACCGATCGTCATCCAGATATTGTTTCCAATCTTTTTAAAGAATTCTCCCCTTCTATTTTAAATGAACGCTATTTTTTGAATTGTATATGGATGTATGATACATCTATTTTACATCGTATTCATATTAATGATTTTATTGAATTAATGTATAAATATCCTATCTGTCGTTGTAATGAAATGACTATAATGAATTTAATAATTACGTATCGTTATAAGTTATGGAGACCATTTCCAGATTTTTGTCTTACTAATAAATTTAAAAGATTATTTGGTTGGACGGAGCACGACCGTGATTATGGTCCTCATACTACATGGAGAAATTTTTGCCTTTTAAAATATCCCAGTACTATTAATTTTGATTGCGAATAATCTATTTAGAAAGACAATCTTTTAATTCTTTAGAATGAATATGTAAATTATTAATTTTTAACCAGATTTTATCAATTGGATTCCAAATATATGGAATTTTTCGGTCTTGATCGTCCTTTTTCCAGTCATATTGATAGGGAGTATAATCTACAAAAGACCATAATCCTCTTAACCCTTTTGTAATAATACCCTTTGTATGATATGGATCCATACCACCTAAATAAATACCTAATCCCGCAACATCAAAAATTGTATTATTATAATTTTCATATTCATCGTAAATCATAATGGGCAGAGAATCATTTGGCCAATGAGTAGGTAATAATTGAACAAGATATGGATTAGACTCCCAAAAATCGTGCAATGATTTCATTTCGTGAGCCATTTTACAACTTGGATTCATTATATAATTTACAAAATAAATATTTAATTTAAGTAAAGCTGTCATATTTTTAATATAACAAATACCTGCACCACATCGATAATGATTATCATACATAAACGCAATCTCTCTTTTTGAAAATTCATCCAACCACTTAACAGGATTATCATAAATTAAATTATCAACTTCCATAAAAAATACATTGGTTAGTTTTTTAAGAACCATTACATTATATAATAAAAAATATCTTTCATAGGCATAAATAAATAATTTCTCTCGACCAACCAAATCATTAAAAATCATAAACTTATCCTTATTTGATTTATAAAGATCATTAAAATCATCCGAAATAACAGATTCATATGGAATAATTTCAACGTTAAACTCATTTATTAATTTGGAAACAATTGGGGAATGTGTATCACTGACAATAAAGTAAATTGGACCATTATAAAATAATCGTGTTTGATACACTGTATCTATCGCATATTCTGGAAGTGATCCAATATATGAATATACTACATTCATTTTAATGTTAATCTAATATTATTCTTTAAATGTACTATTAATTTAAAGAATAATATTAAGATAGATCCTAGTACTTATGAATCATATTGATGCAATTTTATATATTAATTTAGCTCATCGTGTAGATCGAAATGAACATATATTACAAGAAATTTATAAATTATGTAATGATGATAGTAAAATTCATCGAATTGATGCAATTCAAAAAGATCCAGGTATTTTAGGATGTGGATATAGTCATATTAAAGCGGTTAAATATGCATTCGATCATCCTGAATGGAATACTGTATTGATTTTAGAAGATGATTTCACATTTGAATCTGATTCTTCTAATGAAATTCAAATGAAATTAGATTTATTTTTATCATCTTGTAATGAATATGATGTAGCATTATTATCATTTAATCATAATAAACTAGATTATAATGATACAGATATATTATATAAGAAAAAGGTACTTTATTCGCAAACAGCATCCTCTTATATTATAAAAAGGCATTATCTTCGGACTTTATTAGATAATATGATGGAAGGACTATATGATATGGTAAAAAATGGTAAGAAATTCGAAAATGCAATAGATATATATTGGACAAGATTAATGCCTTTAGATAAATGGTATACAATTTATCCAGCATTAGGATATCAATATGCAAATTATTCCGATATTGAAAAACGATGTGTATATTATGGATGTTAAATATATTAATTTAAAGAATAATATTAAGATAGATCCTAGTACTTATGAATCATATTGATGCAATTTTATATATTAATTTAGCTCATCGTGTAGATCGCAATGAACATATAATAAATGAAATACATAAATTATGTAATGATGATAGTAAAATTCATCGAATTGATGCAATTCAAAAAGATCCAGGTATTTTAGGATGTGGATATAGTCATATTAAGGCACTGGAATATGCTCTTCAACATCCTGAATGGAATACTGTATTGATTTTAGAAGATGATTTTACATTTAAATCCAATTTTTCAGTTGAAATTCTAACAAATATTGAAATGTTATTTAATTATTGTAATGATTTTAATATTTTATTTTTATCTCATAATCATAATAAAATTAAATATAAAGATACACATCTACCATTTTTAAAAAAAGTAAATTATTCTCAAACGGCATCCTCTTATATTATAAAAAGAGATTATATTCAAACATTATTAAATAATATGTCAGATGGTGTGAATGATATGGTTAAAAATGGAGTACAACATCATAATTGTGTTGATATTTATTGGTCTAAATTAATGTCTTTAGGCAAATGGTATACAATTTATCCAGCAATCGGATATCAATATGAAAATTATTCTGATATTGAAAAGAAATATACAAATTATAAATGTTAAATAAGTTCCCAATTTTCTTCAAAAATATCGTGAAAAAGGGAGGGTCCTTTTGGTCCGAACCATTTAGATGGAGCAATTACATTTTTAGCGTCTGCTAAATAGACACACCACCAAATAAATGTTGAATTTGTCATAATAAAATTATTAAATTGTTGTAACAATATAAATGTATTACTGTCCGATTCATTATCTAGAATAATAAATGGATTCGAAAATACAGTAGGAATATGCTGACGAATTTCATTCCAATAATTATTATCGTCGCTTGTTAAAATAAAGATTGGATTTTTAATTTTTTGTGTCATTCGATTGACAGCTTCTTTATAATAATCAGGAGTAAGAGGACCATGTATTTCCGAATGTAAAATATAATCAGTTCGTCGTGCGTGAATAACAATTACTTGGTCACGCATATCCATTAAAAATCTATATTTATTAATAACATCATCTATAATCGATTGATCTGGTCTAAATAATTCTTTAATCTCATTTTTAATCGTATCATTATAAAAATATTTTGAACTTTGTAGATAACCTGTTAAATATAATCCTTGGGGTGAAATAGGACCTATTTCTTTATACATTGTTGGATATATTTCAGACCATACTGGTAAATTTGGTAAAGATGATACTAAATAGGTTTGTATTTTTTTTAAGAGAGTATCCCAATAAACAGGTCTATTATCATTATGCAATTTATGTATAATTTGAAGTTGGGCATTTTCTTTTTTAGAATAGGCATATGCAGATGCAATTTGAAAAAGTTGATTACCCAATCCACCCATAATATTTACAGATACAATTGGTCTTGACATCGTAATTGAATTATCTACTTTATTTTCATTATTATCTTTAAATTCAATTGTATTATGAATTGAAGAAAGGATAGAATTAGAAAGGACGGGATTAAATTCTTTATAGAACATTGATTTAATTTTATCAAGGATATTCATAATGGTTAAACGGTTTGTTCCATATTTTTTAGTCCATTCATATCCTTTTTGTTGCAATTTAATTACTTCTTCTGGATGTTCTTTATAATATTTCATTTTTTCAATTAGATCTTCTTTTGATGAAATATATACAACTGCGCCATCTGTAAAAGTAGAGGCTAATTTATTTTCACATAATACAATACAGCCATATGCTAATCCTTCAAAGATACGTTGTGATAAATGTCCTGTTATAATATTTTCATTACTTTGAAATGCAAATGCAAACTGAGATGATAAATAAATAGCACGTCGTTCTGAATAGGATAAATAATTATCATAAATAACACGATGATATAATCCATTAAATTCTTTTGGAACCCAATCCATTTTATATCCACCTCCCATATAACAATAATCTCGTTCAATCATTTTTTGATACGTTCCAATAAGTGAAGGAGGATCATTTGCACGAAGTTTTAAGGGTACAAAATCAGATTGTAACATATGATGTGTATGACCATAATTACTATTGTATTTTTTGATATAATATTCACCTGTATGTAACATATATTGAAATGGCTTAAATGAATAATCTTTATCCCAATACCAACAAATAAAAACTGAATTTGGACACTGTTGACCCATTTTAATATAAATCTCTTTGTAATTTAAATAATTACCAGCCGAATCATCTAAAAAAATAATACCATCATCTTCTAACTGATCAAAAGAAGTAACTATTTTTATGGTACAATCATAATCTTTAAAACCATCGGTTAATTCACCAAAAACCTGTTTCATAACAGGAAGGGGGTCAATTTCTTGAAAGTGTGGTAATTGAATTAATCGTTTCATTCTTACATTTTTTATGTATTTGTCTTTATATACTAGATAAATAGTACTTAAATAGTAAAATATATTACTAGATATTAAAATGGATTTAATGTATGATAATTTTACAAATTATATAAATAGTATCACACAAACGAATAATTTATCTAATTTTAAATCAAATGGGAATGTAACCGGTATTTTAGAACATGTATCATTTGAATTAGGATATATGTATTTTAATTATATCAAAACACATACATTATTTACAGATGAACAAATTATATCATATTGTAAAAAAAATGATAAAATTGGTGGTGGTATGAAATATGATTACAATTTACTTACAACATCTCCTAGTAATTTACGATATTTATTTCATTCGCATTTGATTTTATCACATATCCAAAATTTAGGTCTAAATGAGATTAAAATCGTAGAAGTAGGAGGGGGATATGGTGGGTTATGTTTAGCATTAAATGAATTATCACATTTATATAATATTAATATTAAAAAATATTTTATTATAGATTTACCTAATATTAGTACGTTACAAAAATTATATTTATCTGAATTAAATATGAACAATGTAGAATTTCATAGTGGATATTCATATGGTACGAATATTAATGATAATAATTTATTTTTGATTAGTAATTATTGTTTTAGTGAAATACATAAAGAGCATCAGAAAAAATATATCGAACTATTATTTCCAAAAGTATTACACGGATTTATGGCGTGGAATTGGATTCCTTTATATTATTTTGGATTTAATGTGAGAGAGGAGGAAGAATATCCATTAACAGGTAATTCTTATAATAAATATATTTATTTTTAAATTGAAAAACAAGATTGTAAATCTTTAGAATGAATATGTAAATTATTGATTCGAATCCATTTATTATTATATAAAATATATGGAATTTTTCTACCTTTTTCATCTATTTTCCAATCATATTGATAAGGTGTATAATCAATTGCAGACCAGATTGATTTTAATCCCTTTGTAATAACTCCTTTTGTATGATATGGATCCATACCACCTAAATAAATACCTAATCCAGCAGAATCAAAAATAGTATCATTGTATCTATAATAATTCATATATGTTTCTAATGGTACATTATTTGATGGCCAATGAGTTGGTAATATTTGAATATTTTCCTTATTTAATTCCCAAAATTCATAAAGAGCCGTCATCTCTGTCATAAATTTACTCGTTGTATTAATATAATGTTTACAGTATTCATTAAATTTATTTAATAAATCTTTATTTTTAATATAACAAATACCAGAAGCACATCTATCATTATTATCATACATATATGACATATCTGTATTATTAAATTGTTCTTCCCATGTATTCGGATCATTATAAATTAAATTGTCAAGTTCAAGAAAAAATACATTGGTTAAATTAAATTTATCCATTAATTGATATAATACAAAAAAACGTTCAAACGAATAAATAAATAGTTTTTCTCTACCCTGTAATCCATTTACAATTGGAAATCGAGGTAAGTTATTTGAAACACAATGAATAAAGTTAATATCTACTACATCTGTATAGTTAATAATAGTTACATTATATTTTTCTTTTAATTCTATTATATAATCTGATTCCATATCATCTACTATAAAATAGATTGATCCATCATAAAACAATCGTGTTTGATAGATTGTATCTACTGCATATTCTGGTAATTTCCCTATAAAACAATATACTAATATCATTTATTATAATATTTACACTATCTTTAAATTCATTTATATATATAGCTTAAATAAATATATATTATAATAATATCATTATATGTCAGAAATGAATAGATTAATAAAAGAGGATATTATAACAGGCGAAAAGATACAAGAATTAGCATATGTATATTGTGGAATAAAATCAGATTTTGATTATAATCCACGAATTAAACAACAACCGCATAAATGCCTTAATTTGGAATATCTTACAGATTCTTATAATAATCCAAAGATTGTATTTTGTTATGGTTATGATACATTAGAATTAATTCTATCTAAATTATATTTATTTGATAATCCTTTTGTTTTAATTACACATAATTCTGATACGAATATTACAGAGAAATATAATAATATGTTAGAATCTGATAAAATTATAAAATGGATTTGTCAAAATAAAATGTATGATCATCCAAAATTATATTTTATTCCTATTGGAATTGCAAATTCTATGTGGTCACACGGTAACTTGGATACTGTAATGAATGTTATACAATTTCCATCGAATAAGGTAAATAATTTTTATTTTAATTTTTCAGTTAGTACAAATAAAAGTGAAAGAGAACCATGTAAGAATGAATTAGAAAAAAAAGGATTACAATTTAATGAAATGTCTGATTATCATAATTATTTAAAAATACTTTCCAGTTATAAATTTGCAATTTGTCCACCTGGAAATGGGGTGGATTGTCATCGAATTTGGGAATGCTACTATTTAGGCGTAATTCCTATTTTAAAACGATCTGTTTTTACAGAACAATTATCTCATCATTTTCCTTGTATTATTCTTAATGATTGGAAAGAGTTTGATACTGCAATTATTTTAGATACATATCCATTACTATCACAACAATTATCAGAAACATATCATAAATTACAATTATCTTATTATATAAATGAGTATTTAAAGGTATAATAAATAATAGTTATATAATAATATATGAATTATTCGCACATTGATTCTAAAGGCGAATATTTAGATAGTAAATTAAATAAATTAATTAATAAAGATAATGGATTTTATATTGAACTAGGTGCAAATGATGGATTATTTCAAAGTAATACTGCATTATTAGAGTTTAATAGGGGGTGGAAGGGATTATTGATTGAACCATCTTATGATAAATTTATGGAATGTGTTAGGAATCGACCAAATAGTATTTGTTATCAATATGCATGTGTATCAAATGATTATAAAGATAATATGATTCGTGGAGATTTTTTTGGATCTCCTATGGCGAGTATTGATGGAAAAAGAAATAACTCAAGTCATTTAGTAAATGTTCCTGCTATTACACTTGAAAGAATATTAGATAATCATTCTGTATCTCATATTGATTTATTATCACTTGATGTAGAAGGATACGAATTATCTATTTTAAAAGGATTAAATCTTAATAAATATAGACCCCTTTTTATATTAATTGAAGTATATAATAATGAATATGATAATATTGTTAATTTTTTAAAAGATAATAATTATACACTCCATTCTAATTTTACAAATTATAATTATGTAACTAATCCTAATTGGGATGGGACACACAATGACTATTTATTTGTAAATAATCAATTATAATACAATCATATTAAATGATTTGAGCAACTTTATAATCTAAAGTTGTTATTTATTATATTACTATTATATTAATTTATAGAATAGTAATATATTATTAAATGTCGTATTATTGTTATATGCTTTATACGGAGAAAGATCAAACCTATATTGGAGCAACCATTAATTTGGATCATCGTCTTCGTCAACATAATAAAGAAATTTCAGGTGGAGCAAAAGCAACATCCATTCGTGTAGCTCAAGGATTATCTTGGAAACGGGTCTGTCATATCACAAATATACCTGAATGGAAATCCGCTTTACAATTAGAATGGAAATGGAAACAATTAGGTAGAACTACTTATAAACATATTCGTAATCCAATTGAACGTCGCTTATATTCTTTAAAAAAATTATTATCACTTGAAAAACCAACTCAGAAATCAATTCCATACGATGCATATCCAAATGGACCACCAGAAATTATATGGGAATTAGATGAACTAAAACAACTATATGATTCACTTCATAGCAGTGTATAATTACTTTCTTCATAACCGGATTCTGTCATATCTTTTATCCCTTTTTTTGTTAAATTATTTTGAATTAAATCGTCAACCTCCTGATCTACTTTATTTGTTGCTCTCGTAAAAGATAATTCATTTGACGGATCATATGTCATATACATATTTCCTACAGGCGGAGCCCTTGTAGAAGATAACTGATCCATTACACCTGGCGACATCCCAAAAAATCCTTCATCACGAACCTCTTTGGTAAATGATAATACAATAATTAATACAATAATACAAAATAACATAAAATGTTTTACAAGCATAACTAATTAATTCTAATAAGTATATATATTAATTTTATTAATAATTAGGTTATAACAATAAAATCATTTTCAAAATTCTCCGTTTTCTCTAAATGAATCGTACGAATATTTTGTTCTAATGATTCAATCGTTTTTGTTAATAGACTCATATCCACTAGTATTTTTTGCGTATTCTTTTCTCTCATATTATCTCTTTCCTCTAATTGCACACATTTATTATGAAGTCGTTTATTATTTTCATCTATTTCTGTACAATATTGTTCTAATTGAATCGTTTTTTGTTCTAATATCGTTATTTTCTTTTCAGAAGATGAATAATCCGTATAGGGTTCCATATCAAAACATTTTGATGAACAACTTATATTCTTCCAACATTCATCATTACATTTCCATTTACAACCACATTTCTCAAATATACTCATTATTATTCCCATTTTATACTATATATCTATTATGATTTAAGTTATATTATTATATAATTGTGTTTAATAACAATTATATAAATATAGTAATTTAAGTATATGTCATCCTGGGCGAATCGTAATATACCACGAAAACGTGATTTATCTCAAATTCCATCTGATTTTCGTCCTCCGATCGTTCAACGAATAGAACGTATTGAAGTAACACAATCTGAACTCTTTCAACAATCTAATTCTTCTACAAATGAAATTATCTATCCACAATCCTCCTCTAAATCCTCTAATCAAATACCTATCCAACAACTTCAAATGCCTCTCCTTAAATCTATTGAAAAATCCTCATCATCTGCATTTGAATTAACTCATAGTAATATGTCTTATGTGTTTGTCATTTTAAGACAATTACAATCGGTTTCCGATAATAATTATTGGATATCCTCTTATAATTCCATTCGTAAATATTATACAAATAAAATTATTATTATTGATGATAATTCGTCTATTAATACCGTCAATGGAAATCTAGTAAATACTGAAGTCATTAAAAGTAAATTTAATGGAGCTGGAGAAATATTAGCCTATTATTATTTTAATCAGTATAAATGGGCAGATTATATGATCTTTTTACAAGATACAATGTTACTACATCGACCTTTTCAGTCATCTGAATTAGATGGAAGTGTTCGCTTTCACTGGTATTTTATAGATCCATCTATCAATAGCACTCATAGTAAATTAATGTTATTTATATCATCCCTTAAAAATAATAGCGAATTAGTAGAAGATATTACAACTTCCACACTACCCCTTAAAGGCTGCTTCTCCGCATCCTCCATCATTCACTATTCCGTTGTAGAATCATTACAACAAAAATATGAATTATTTACAATTTTATTACTTATGATAAGTAATAAAAAAGATAGAGAATTATTTGAAAGATTGTTAGGTAAAATATTATTTGTTGAAAACTATGTTGAAGAAGATTCTTGTTCTAATTTTGGAAATATTACAATGTATCCTAATTCTTTTCAAAATAAATCGATTGACTCTGCTATTCAAAATCACAATCAATCTGGTTATTCCTCTGCTATTATTAAATGCTGGAAATAAAATATTATAAAAAATAGGAATTATCTACTTCAAATGGACACGATATCGATGATAATAAATATTCAAGAAAAAACCATTGATCTTTTATTTGTATACTTGGACGAACTACTATTGCTAATTTAGGATTGTTCATATAAGTAGATAACATTATCATTTGATCATTTCCTGCATATCGGTTTGATTGAAAATATTTTTCTAACATTTCTTGATAGGCTTTTTTCCAAGTTAAACAACCATTTTTTCCGCCACCCCATAAACCACCTACTAAACGAGCCTGATTATTATGTATCATTAAACATTTACCATAAATATTATCTCTACCCCTTACCTTCTCATCATCTCTTAATGGATCAACGGATTGTAAAATAATTCTATTTTTTGGTAAATAATTAATACAAGGAAAAGATGATAAAATCTGAGGTGATATGGTTGGATCGCGAAATGCTCCAAAATCACACCAAAAAAAATAGGATGTTTCAAATGGATTCTTTTCGATCGCCTTCTCGACAAAAATACACTTTTGAGCCCATAATGCATATAATTCAGGACTATGACCATATCTATCCCTATATAAATCCTTCTCATATTCCATTTTCCATTTATCCTTATATAATTTCCACATTTCTAATTCTTCAAATGGTATCACTCGAATATCAATTGGTTTATTTCCACGTAATTCCTTAATTGTATCTACAAATTCATTCTCAGTAAATAATACAATCGGTGCATCTAACTTTAAAAATGTACGACCCCATTCTAAATATTTATCCTTTGAAAATTTTGATTTTATACAATAATACGATGTAACTACGGTACACAACATTTTCTTACCATCTATCTTCTATTTTCTTTAAATATATATAAGTAATTATATGTAATATTTATATTTTTAAAATTATATTTTTTAAAAATATAAATGACATCTTGGATAAATCATACTGTCCCCAGAAAACGTATCAATATGACAAATACTATATTACCTAATACTAATCCTATTCATCCAAAAATAGCCTCACCCCCCTCATCCTCATCCTCATCATCATCATTTTATAATTATAATAATAAACAATCAATTATACCACAAGTACCTTATGTTACATCTATTCCTTTAAATAATACAATTGAATCTATTATTACACAAGATATGGTATACAAAACAGATACATATCCAGATACTTTAAAACAAATTGAGAAATTTACAAATAATCATCAAGATTCTCTAATTACATTTATTGTACCAACAATTAATCGTATTTCTTTATATAAAACGGTATTATCTATTTTAAATCAAACAATAACAAGTTGGAAAATGATTATTTTATTTGATGGATGTGAACCGATTGATCCATTATTGTTGGGCTTATTAAATAATTCACGTATCGTATTTTTATCTATTAATAAAAAGGGCAATGAAGCAGATGAACAAAAAAGTCATGGAAGTGCAGGAGAAGTAAGAAATATAGGAATGAAACTTGTTACAACTCCTTGGATTGGATTTGTAGATGATGATGATATACTTGATAGTAAATATATTGAAAGTTTATTAATTGAATTAAATGAAACAAAAATGGCGGATGTTGTGTTATTTCGTATGGTTGATGATTTTTCTGTTATACCTTCTATATTCTGTAGAGAGATTAAAGAGGGTGAAATTGGTATTAGTTTTGTAATAAAAACATCTATTATACGCAATGGCTATTATTTTAGACAATCACGTATCGAAGATTTTAATTTTATTAAACAATTAGAACAAGATCATAAAAAAATTGTAATATCTCCTTTTATTATGTATTATGTTAATCATTCTACTCCTATTTCTCTTCGTAATTTAAAACGTATTATATTTAATTAATTTTTACTAACTGTCATACATACTTCACATATATTTTGTAATATATTATTTTATTTCTTTTTTAAAAAGATTTGACTATTTTTTGAAAGTATTATATTAAATTCAGTAGAAGTGACCCATAAAAAAACATCTATTCCTTTCTTAACTAAAGGATCGTGAGTATCATCAAAAATAATCCAACCTCCTTTTTTTAATTTGTTCATTGATAGCATTGCATCTCCTAATACATATTTTGTTTCGTGATTTCCATCAATATAAATGATATCAAATGATTCATCTTTAAATGTTGGTAGAATAGTTGAAGATAATCCTCTATGGATATAGATTTTATTTAAATCAATTGAATCTAATTTAGACATATTATTCATAAAAATAGAATAATTTGTTTTTTGTTGATTTTGATATTCGGGATATTCTTCATAATCCATCCAGGGATCTATACAATGCACTTCTGTCTTTGGATGAGTTGCATATGTCTTCATATAACTACATACATTTGCTCCGTGATAAACACCAATTTCCATTATCTTAACTGGATTCTCATATTCAGGTATAATCTCTTTCCATTTATAAGATAAATTATAAACATTTCCTATAAATCCATCAGGTAATAGTGTTTTCTCATATGCATTTATTTTAGAATAATCATACTTATCTACTTCCATTTTACCAGTTAGTAATCTTTTTATCTTTATACTAAAAAGGTGCGTTTATTTTTTTACAATTTAAGTATTCCGGTTAGGTAGGAGAAACTGCTGATAGCTCAGTTGGTAGAGCGATGGATTGTAGCTCCATTGGTCACTGGTTCAATTCCGGTTCAGCAGATATCTCCATCTTGTTTTATCAAAAAAATATTATATTCTTTTGATAAAATAATTAATTTTACATATATAATTTACCACCAAGTAATTTAAAATAATAATTATCATATGTTACATTCTTATCTAATACTTTAGCTAGAGATTTTTGACTAATTGATATTTTCTTAACACAATCATCTTTACAAATAAATTCTCTAATTAGTGTATTATCTTTATCAAATTGTCCTACGCCATCTTTATATAAAATACATTCTCCATGGAGTGTTGTCCAATTCTCTTTTAGATCTTCCTCACATAAATCAAATAACATATAATAAAATCCATTTGATAATGTATTATTTTTAACAGGATTATCTAATGCAGAACTACTAATATAACCATTCTGATGTGCGGCTGTTTTTCTATCTAAATATACTTGAATAATTTCGGTTTTATCTTTATTTAGTTTTGCTACATAACCAACATGTTGTGATCTTGTTTTTTTGGTAGGCTCAATTAAATGAATTGTATTAGAATCTAGATCACGATCCACTAATAACCATCTAAATCCACAATAAATTGTATTTTCTTTTACTGCTTTATTTAAACTTGGTCTTTTTAATTTAGGATTTTCTTTTATCGCGTCTGTTACTGTCTCATAGATATAAAGAATTTCTTGTAGATTTTCAGGATTAATTTTTTGAAGTCTTGGACCAATATGTGAATCAATTTGATTAAATTTGGTTAAAATTTTTGTAGGTTGACTTTCTGACTTCTTCTCTGATAATTTATTATATTCCTCCAGAGCATTTACTTTTGTTAAAAGTAATTTATTCATTGAAATTAGCTCTTTAATATCGTTTTCATATGATATTACGGGTCTTCCTTCTTTTATCATAGCTAGTTCTAATTGTAGTTTTTCATTCTCTGCCTTTAGCTTTTCATATTCTGCAAAGCTGTAATCAAAATGTGACTGATTGGTTTCAATAATATCCAGAAGAGTACGATAAGATAGATTTTGACCAATTAAAAATAATTCATTTTCATTTTCGTGATCTTTCAAATCGGTAACCTTGTTTCGTCTAATTAATTCATGAGTATGTAGAAATTTTTCAAATCCTGATGAATTATTTACAAGAAATGCATCTAGAAAAATAACATGTGATCCATACTTCTGTTTGAACTCATTATAACGATTACGAACACCTCTGCGAGATTCTCCAATTTTAATAATATATTTACCATTATCCAATGTTTTGATTCGTGCTACATAGACAAGAGATCCGTTAATGAATCCATATTGTTTCATAATAAGTTTATGTTTTTCTTGTTCGGGGACGGATTTGAGTTCCGCTGTTTTCTGTTCTAGTTCTAATGTTTTTTGAGTGAGTTGTGTCTTAAATTCTATTGCTTCTTCTTCAATTACATTGTGTAATAGTTCTTCAAGTTTAATATAATATTCATGAATTTCACTTGCCTTTTTTGTTTGAGATTTAAGACAAAGAGACTTGAAACATTTAATAGTAAGCAATATTTGTTTATAATTATGACCACCTCGTTTTTCCTCTTCCGATTTTGCTCGCTCACTTGAGCGAGCAAAATATTTATAATCTATATCCTTTATAAAATGTCGGTCTAATACATCTTTTGCTCGCATTTTTTGACTAAATCCTAACCATATCCATACATGGTCTAAATCTACTACAAATTCATTTTTATCATAATTTAAATAACAGTAAAAACTGCTTACAAATAATTGCTGTTCTTGTTCTGAAAATGCTGTTTTAATCCTTGTAAGAAGCTTAATATTATATGTATTTGTCAGTTTTGTAATAGGATTATGTTCTATAAGCTCAATAATATTAAATTGTGTCGCCATCTTATTATACTTAATAATCATACCATATCTTTAAGTATTTTTGCTTTTTGCTTTTAAAAAGCAAAAATGTCTTATTTTAATCTAATCAATATATTTAAAGTTTTATAATACTCTTATACACTATATATTATTTATTACTTAGAGGTTATAATAATATAATTAATTTCTCGTAATACATTTGACAAATCAAATGTAGGTACATTTGGATTATATCTTATTACTTTATTTCCCAAAGATACAATATAGTCTTCTCTTTCTTTTTCCTTTTCAGCATCTCTGTCGTCGTGATTATTTTCATCACATTCTATGGCTAATTTATATGTAGGAAAATATAAATCAATCCTATAATTACCTATTATATATTGACGTTTACATTCAATAATACCTTTAAATGAATTCTCAATGAATCCAATAGTTTGATTTTCAACACACATTCCAATATTTATGGATTTAACTGTATCACTAATATCAACAATATATCTATTTCGTAAATTATATGAATTCTTTAATAATTCAAATGCGTTTTCTGTAAGAAGATATATAATTTTATTTTGACCACCATGCTTATGTTTATCATATGTATTTTGTTTAATATAATGAACGTTTTCTTTGTAATTTTTCTGTAAGTGTGTTGTTAAATGTGCTCTTCTACCAGCAATATGTAATAAATCGTCTAAATCTTTAACAAAGTTAGCCATTATTTTGTATTATTATTATTAATAATTTGTAATCAAATTTTAACTAATAAAATATGATTCTAATACTTTTATATACTATTTAGTGATAAATTTTTAATTACTAAATAATATTTTTAATTTTATGAGATAATAATAAGAAATACATAGAAAACAGCTTAATTCGAATATGCAAGACCACCCATACCAGACATAATACGTAGAACGTTGTAGTTAGTAGCATAGACGCGGACAGTGGAGGATAGGTTGGTTCCTACAGCGTTGTTTGATACAGTTAACAGGAGAGTAGTGTTGTCGATACGAGACAAGTTGCACGTGCCCGAGGGTTGATGTTGCTCAGGCTGGAGGGCAAATGAATAAACATTGACACCAACGGCTGGGATGTTGGTGTGGTGCTGGTATGGCTGGACTAAGTTGAAGTAGTTACCATCACGAACCTGGAAGCGATCGTGTCCGTTCAGCTGTAGGAGAGCAGTGATGACTGGGTTCTTACCAGCCATACCCTCAACACGAGTAACGGAATAACCAGATTCAAGTACTGAACGATCCCACCAATCGGAGTAGTTGAATGGCTGCTGTCCCTTCCAAGGGTTGATAACAGCATCATCGCAAGAGACAAAGGAGTCACGCTGGACGACCCAGACGAGTTCCTTGCAAGGGTGGTTGAAGTTGAGCTTCAGCTTGTTGGCGGATGAGGTAATTGACTCACCACCAGTGAACTGTAGAACATCAATCAGGTACTCGTGGGAGACCTGGGCGAATTTACGACGCTCATCAGTGTCTAGGTAGATGTAATCCACATAGAGAGAGGCAGCAGCTAGACCGCACTGACCAACACGGTTGCGAACAGCGTGGGGATCAGATGAGTTGGAGTAGTCCCAGCATACATTGTTTAGAGTGTTGAACTCTAGATTGATACGAACTTCGTGGTACTGAAGAGCGATCAGAGGTAGAGCCAGACCTGGGTTGCGGCAGAACCAGAACTGTAGAGGAATGTATAGAGTGTACATTGGAGTGCAAGAAGTAACAACCTCTGAAGTTAGAGGCTCTCCACCATAACAATCATTGTCGCAAACTGAACCACCCTGGTAGATTAGATTGGTTAGCTCTGGGACGTTACCAACCATCTTGGCGTAACCAGCCTGCTTACCTGGCTCCTGAGTGAGTTCGTTCCAAATGTGGAGCCAATCACCATATTGCTTGTCAATGCGCTGACCACCGATTTCAATCTCAACATACTCGATGAGATTGTGACCAATCCAGTTGAGCCAACGGAATTGAGCACCGGAACCATCAGTTGACTGGAGCTGTACCTGTGGTAGAGTGGCCTGTAGGTACATACGATGAATGAGATCACCATTGCGTTGAATGGTGCAGGTAACCTTCTTGCCGAAGTTGGGAGCACCGTTAAAGGGGTTCTCAATGGACTCCATAGCAAAGTTGGTGTGACGACGATACACGACTTTAAAAAATGTGATTTGTGGGTTACCTGTTAGGTAAACATCTTGTGCGCCATAAGCGACTAGCTGCATTAATCCGCCCCCGGTCATCTGATTTTATACTTAGCAATTAGAAAAAAATTTTAAAGAAACTACATTTTTACTTTTTTAAAAATTTTTTTAAAACCGGAGGATTTAAAAATTGAATATAATTTATATATTATTAATATTCAAATTTAAGTTCTTTTAAATTTGAATATTAATAATTATTAAATATTAAGATGACTGATAATAAACCAAAATATATCAGGAAAAAATGTGAACATAATAAATATTCTTACTTTTGTAAAGAATGTGGTGGCAAGGGTATATGTATTCACGATAAAATTAGAAATATTTGTAAAGATTGCGGAGGAAGTCAGTTATGTCAACATAAGAAAATTAAACAACATTGTATTGATTGTGAGGGAGCATCAATTTGTGAGCATAAAAAAAGAAAAAGTCGTTGTAAAGACTGTAAAGGAGGTAGCATTTGTCCACATAATAAACTAAAAAGCAGATGTATTGATTGTGATGGAAATGAGATATGTATTCATAAAATACGTAAAAGTCAATGTACAGAATGTGGAGGAAGTGAAATCTGTGAGCATAATCTTCGTAAGAGACGCTGTATAGAATGCGGAGGAAGTGAAATCTGTGAGCATAAACAAAATAAATTTTGTTGCATAGATTGCGGAGGAAAGTATGTCTGTATTCATAAAAAATTAAAATATCAATGTATTGATTGTAAAGGAAATCAAATTTGTATCCATCAAAAAAGAAAAAGTGTATGTGTCATTTGTACTCCTGAAACAGGTTGTAAACACTGTAAATTACTCTATGTAGATTCTAATTCTCGTTGGAGTCCTTATTGCTTCAGATGTTATTGCGTGTTACACCCTCAAGAAGAAATTCCAAGAAAATTTAAACTTAAAGAACATTATGTTCGTGATGCCTTGATAGAATATTATAAAGAAACGATTACAATGGTATTTGATAGAAAAGTAGAAGATGGTTGTTCAAAACGAAGACCTGATATCTGTATTGATTTTGGATCACATTGTCTTATGATTGAAATTGATGAAAATCGTCATATCAATTATTCTTGTGAAGAAAAACGAATGGTAGAATTGTATGAAGATACTGGTTTTAGAAAAATTGTATTTATTCGTTTTAATCCTGATGGATATACCATCGGATCCAATAAATTTATATCTCCATTCAAATATACAAAAATGGGTATTTTAAATCTTAATAAAGAAGAAATGCATCGTAGAATTCAAGAATTAATTATTGAAATTAATTCTTTTAAAGATACAGAACCATTAGAACAATTAACGGTTGAATATATGTTTTATGGCGATTAATTTAATTTTATTCTATTTATAGATTAAAATTAAATCATATAAAATACCATTTTTTTAATGAAATAAAAACACACAAAACTTATTTGTAGTATTTAAAAACATATCACACTTACCGTATAAGTATATTTTACAAATGAGTGATAGTGCGTTTTTTAAAGTTAAAAGTTCAAAACGAAGTAATCCTGAAGCTCGTACTACATTAGATGCAATTCATAATCAAAAAGTTCAACAAATGTTAGATCAAAAAGAAAATTTAGATAAATATAAAGATGAAGTAAATATTTTGCAAAAAAAAATTAATGAAACAACATCCGATATTGAAATTTGGAGACTAGAAAGAGATTCAGAGGCATTAGAAAAAAGGATTAAATCGATTGAAACTGGTTCTGAATTAATGGATTATTATCTTCGTACTGGAGATATTTTATATAATTATTATGATATTCAAGATCAAATTCAACAAGGTACAAGGCAATATACAAATAATAAAGCAAAACCAGGATCTATTTTAGCCATCTTAGAAGAAGTCTCTCAAGAACAAAATAAACACAAAGATATCCTTGAAACCCCTGAAAATGAAAATAAAAGTATTCAACCACCCGAAAAAAAAGGATTACAACGAAATCAACTATTAAATGATTATCTACAAATTGAAGATCCAAGTATGGCCAGAAATACCATTGAAGAATATGATGACCCCTGGACACAATGTGATAACTGTAATAATGATATGATTATGTGCCTTAATGAAGCAAATCTTACTTGTTCTAAGTGTGGTCACCAAGAATTTATTCTGGTTGATAGTGATAAACCATCTTATAAGGATCCACCTCGTGAGGTATGTTATTATGCATATAAGAAAATTAATCATTTTAATGAATGGCTTGCACAATTTCAAGCCAAAGAAAGTACAGAAATCCCACAAGATATTTATGATGCTATTTTGGTTCAATTAAAGAAAGAAAGAATTACGAATATGGGTTCTCTCAAACCAACAAAACTTCGTGAAATTCTTCGTAAAATGAAATGTTCAAAATATTATGAACATATTCCTCATATTATTAATCGTCTAAATGGACAAAATGCACCCTTTATGTCTCGTGAAGATGAAGAAAAATTACGTCATATGTTTCGTGAAATTCAACCTTCCTTTAAAAAACATTGTCCAAAAGGACGAAGAAACTTTTTATCATATGGCTATGTTCTTTACAAATTTTGTGAATTACTTGAAATGGATGAATATCTTGCCTGCTTCCCTCTCCTTAAAAATCGGGATAAACTTTACCTACAAGATAAAACCTGGCAAAAAATATGTCAAGAACAAGGATGGCAATATGTACGCACCGTTTAATTATATCTTTACCTAATATAAATAGATTGTATATATATGTCTTTACTTATACTAGTACATATATGAATAATATATAATTAGTTAATTAGTATATAATTATATATTATTGAATAGATAATAAAATATGATTCTACATCAAAATGGCTTCGGTACCGTCTCAGTTGGCTTATCATATTATTCTCAATAATATTGGTCCAATTATTAATTCTAGTATTAATCTCTTGTGTAATTCATATCTTAGTAGTAATAAACAATCAATGCATACAATTATTCGTAGTGAAGTAGATGATGAAAGGGAACTTGATTTATTGCAAATGGATCGACTTTTAAAATGGATGCGTCTTGTTTTTGATGAATCTACACCTTCCTCCGAACCAGTTACTCCACGCTCAGAAACACAACACGAATACAAAAAAGAATTATACAATATTTATATTACTCTTTGTACAGATTATAAAGAATATCAAAAATGGAAAAAATATAATCAATCTATCTGGATTTTATCCTCTTATCGCTCCAAAGATACTAAATCACTCTCTAAAAAAATTATATCGGATATTAAACTCTTTAAAGAGGGACTACACATGTATTCGATGTTCGATAAATTATAATTTATTTAATTCCATTACTATTTTAATTTCTGGATATCTTTTTAATACCTTTTCCATTTCTGTTTCTGTAAAATGTTTCCATATACAATGAATACCAAAACTTCTCTCATTATATACGGTTTCCATTCCAAAATAGACCGCCTTCTTAAATTCAGGTGTATAAATATAAATTGTTTTTTGAAGACTAATCATTACATCCTCATTATTATCATCTAAAAATTTGGTTAATTTCTTATCTACCTCTGGATCCTTCATCCTATCTTCATAAT